ACTTGAACGTGTCTTCATTAGCTGTATTTGATAGCGTCCACGCTCACGCATTGCTCTTGATGTAAATATACCAAACACATTGTCAGCAGTTTGTATCTTACTAAGTCCGCCACTGATGTGCGAATGATCAAATTCTATTTCTTCTACTGCACCTCTGTTTAACTGTGCCGCTGTAACAAACACTGTGTTCAATTCCATAGCTAAGTTTCTCAGCTCTTCACTTACGTACTTATCTTTAATATATAAATTCTCTGCACTTACTTTAGCACCATTAGGCATCAGCAAGTCTAAGTAATCAATCAGTAGTACATCAATCTTCTTGCCTGTTTTAATTTCATACTCTTTGATATAGCTACGCACATCATTAGGTGTCTTGCCGCTGGGCATGTACTTGACTTGGAATGCTCCACTCTTCTTGCCAATTATCTTTACCTTCATTTCAACGTCATCTATCTGCTTGAATATATCACGTGTGCTAATCTCTGTGACCATGCTATCAACACGCATACTAACCAATGCTTCACTAAGCTCTAGTGTTAGATACAATACGTTCATACCCTTTTGTGCAAAGTTCACACCCAAGTTAGCTAGGAACAAACTCTTACCTGCACCTGAGCCACCTGCAAATATATTAAGCTCACCTCTGTTGAACCCACCAAATAGTTTTCTATCTACTGCTTCCCACCCTGTGCTTACTTGTCCGTTGTTGTCTTTGATTGCTAGTAGTCTTGACCTAGGGTCTGCAAAGTAATCAGTACCCAAGTCCTTTTGTAGTCCTATCTGTACTGCCTGCTTGACTAAATCTTCTACTGGGCCATACTCACCCTTTTCAAGTAAGTCAGCACCTTTGAGTATTGCGGCTTCTAATGCTTTGTGTCTACTAAACGTTTCAAACTCTGCCAGCAACCAATCATAATGATTCTCTTGCATTTGGCCAGGGTCCTTTAGTTCACCCTGTGTAGCTGCATTAATAATATCGAACGTAGGCAATGCATTGTGTTCAGTTACATAGTTGGTTAAAAACTCTGCACTCTTTTGCAAACGTCTATCAAACATCTCTGGATTAAAAACAGCTTGACATCTAACAAATGTTTCTGCATCTGTTAGCATCATCTCTAGATATACTTTTTGTATATCATATCCATAGTCTGTGTTTTGTCTTGTTGCCATAGTTATATTATACTGCCTTATACCATTGATTGTCAAGTTCTATTTTGGTTTTAGTTACTGCCAGATATGCACCTACACAACTACCAGGGTCACCTGGATTTGTTGGAACATGCACATCAACCCACTCATGTCTAATACCGTCAACTGCTCTTCTGTTAAGAGCTCCACCACCTGCTAGTGCTACATAGTTAGAGCCTGTAGATTTTCTAGCCCATGCACTTAGATTGTTAACACAATACTCAAACACTGATTGGGTAGCTGCCGCAATGTCATTAAGGTCTTCCTCACTAGATAGCTCTGGGCGCCACCAATTGCAGCCTCTATGTAAGTTTTCCATCATCTTAATATTAGGGTTCCATCCAATACCTTCAACGTGTACTAATTCATTAAGTATTTTCATAAAATGCCTTTTAGGGTTACCTTTATCTCCCATAGACGCTATCATGTATTCATCTCTGTTAGGTACTAGTCCACAACGCTGTGTCATAGCACTATAGAATAGACCTAGACTGTGTGGGTAGCCTTGACTATGTATCTTTGTTAGTTTGTTGTTCTTGCCATGCCATATAGTTAGGGTTTCAAACTCTCCGATACTGTCCATTACAATAACTGCACAATCATCATGTGGCTGTGTATAATATGCATATGCTGCATGACTTAGGTGATGCTTAGTACAATGTATTGGTGCAGTAATATCCCATTGTTTAAGATATTGCTTGATATTATTCTCTTTCCATAACCAACCCTGTCCAGCATACCACTGGCGTAGTGTTTTTAACTTGGGAAGCTCATACCATTGTATAAGATCAGGCTCACCAAACTCTTGTCTAGCTACATTAACCATACTCCAATTAGGATGCGGGTCGTTAGGAATCTTACTGTAGTCTTTAGATAACACCGCAGACTTTAGTTCGTTATCTTTAAATACTGCTAAACTTGCATCATGGCTGTTCCCAACCATTCCCCATGTGATCATCTGTTCTCCCAGTCTGCTTTGTCAACTCTAATATACCATCCTCTCCTTGGCTTGCCTAATGACTCTCCTTCTGGACCTTTAGGCCACCATAGATACGGACGTAAGTAATCAGGAAAGCTTTTGCCTCCACCTGAAAAGTTTGTTTTAACAAATACTCGTTTGCAATACTTAAAGCAATCATCCAACCAATACTCGTAATTAAATACTGTGCCGGGCTCTAAACATTCTCTATCAAATACAGTACGTGTAGCTACAATCATATCATACTGTCTGTCTATCTTCATAGGCTTATTCATATTAACATACATTACAAATCTTTTAAAATCTAATACGTCACAACAGTCCTTGTACAGTCCGCCTTTATCATTATGATCAAAGAATTCATCTACGTCTGTTAATTCAATATCATTAATACCTTTTTGTTCTTGTATTAAATGTGCTAACATTCCCATGCCACACCCAATTTCAAGTACAGAATTAATACCTTCAAAGTTCATGTTATCTACACAAAATTGTTTTTCAAGCATATACATATCCCATTTATGGATATATTTTGCACCTGGAACTTTCTTGCCATGCCGTTTAGATATTTCTAATAGTTTTGATCTATATTCTTGAGTATTCATATTTTAACTTTCTCTAAGCTGTAACAATGCCTGATGTAGTAGCAGTATATTGTTTGGCAATTTCGCTATCTGTTTTACCCATACATGTAACTGTAGTAGCGTTTACTACAAATTTTCCATCTGGATTTACACTATACATAAACGGTGCAAGTCCTAGACCTTTATCGTTTGCAATTAATACCATTGGTTTCTTTACAGTATACGACTGCGGCGTTTCTTCTTCTAGTCTTGCTACAAGTTCTTCACCGGTTGATAATTTTAAACTAATTGTATCGCCTATTTTGTGTGGTGTTTCGATTAACATTTTTTCTCCTATTTGTAGATAAACGGATCACGTTTTTTAATTTCTTTCATTTTCTTGCGGTAAGCAAGTTCTTCTTTAATTTTGTAATAAGGCCAAGTAAGTATATCCCATATCTTTTTTAATATCTTTTTTATGTAAACCATTTTTTTGCTCCTAGTCTAATTTTAAGCGGAGAAGTTTCTGCATAACTTGCTATGCTATGCAAAGTAAAAATTCTTCCGTAGCGTTGTACAGCTTCACCAATATCAGTTATATCACTTTCCCAGGCTGGCATAGATACTCCCCATCCTAAATCAATCGCTTGTTCAACTAATTTAGATCCTGCTTGGTCTCTATCAGGCACAACTATTACATCTTTATTTAATCTATTAATAAGCAATGCTTGTTGATCTTTGGCTTCGCTACCTAGTAATGCAACACCGTCAATGTATAGTGCATCAATAGGACCTTCACATACTATAGCAAACACCTTTTGTGGACGTTGTTCGTCTAAGTTAAATACATATCCTGGTTGTTGTTCACTTAGGTACTTAGGTTTCTTATCAGCTTGTACACTCCTACCAGTCCAACCTACAATACGATTTTCGTAGTAGAAAGGAATAATAAGTCTATCTCGGTAGCCTAAACTAGGGCTCCAATAATAAGTTGTGTCATCAACTTGTAAATTACGTGATGCCATATATTCAAGGATAGCTAGGCTATGTTTATTAAAGTCTGTAATGTCTACAACTTTTATTGCATCATCAGGCAATGGTACAGTATTAAATTTTGGTATCTCGACTAACTGTTGTGTTACTTGTACACCCTCATTCTCTTGCATAATAGTTAGTGCAAGTTTATTAATTACATCATCAGGAGCGTTTAACCATTGTAATAGTTTACGCATTTTAAAACTAAGGTTGCGCCCCTGTTGCCAACTTGCTTTATAACCGCAGTTAAAACAGTGAAAGCTTAGACCATCTGGATTAGTTATCAGTCCTCCACGTAGTCTAGTATCAGCTGTAGTGCCATTATGATGACAACAAGGCGCATTGAATGATAGCCACCCGCTAGGCGTTGTTTTACGCTTAGGCGGCAGATATGTCAGAACTGTTTCATTGACAACACTCATACTACTATTATAACGCAGTTTTAGCGGGTTGTCAACTAGTTTCTAACTAAAATTTGTGTAATTTTATTGGCTGGGTTTGTTGTTGTTTTAAATCTAACATATGAAAATACACCATTAAAATTAACTGGTGTTGGTGCTACTTCTTCGCCAGTTAATGTAATTGTTGCTATATCTGCCCACGGAGATGAGTTAGTAACTTGGTTAGCTAATGTAGCTTGTACTGTAATAGTTCCTGTAAATCCAGTTGCATATACTGCCGCAGTGTGCAACGCTTCGTTGCCATTTACAGCTGGTTCTGCATTAACAGCACTAGACACCCAAATACTTGTACTTGCTCCAGTTTCAGTAAGACTAGTAACCGAGGAAGTTTTTAGTGGGCCAGGAAATGTTTTTGCATTTACAAATATAGTTCCGTTATTATTAAAATTACTTTGAGAATATGTAAGTACTTTGTCGCCGTCTGTTTCAATAAGATAAACAACATAACTTAGGTATTGTTGTTTTAAATTTTTAAGTTCGTTCTCAGTTACAGTAACTTTAAACTTACCTCTAGTAATAGTACTACCGTCGTCTTGTATAGTACAATCCTTTTCAATCACCATTCTTTCGTTCTCGTCATATACAACAAATTTAGGTGTATATCCTGTAGCTACGTTAAATGGTTTTTGATCTGCATTTAATAATCTAAATTGTAAAGCATTATCTATGCCCTTATAAACTTGTATTTCTCTATTATACACTGGCCTGTACTCCGTAATGAATCCTGCCACATCTGCGACAAGAGTGGTTGTATTATCGACTAAATATCTTGACAACAATTGCATATTGTATTTATAGGAATAACATAACTAACTAATGCTTACTAAAGATATTGAAAATAATTTCCCGTTTTTAAGTGTAGTAAATTACGGTGGACACGAATATATTGGTATAGTCATTAACCAAGATTCTAATGTTACTAGTATGTATGTATACACTGAATTGCATAGTACTACCGAGCAAGAAAGATTCCTTGAACTAGGCGAGGCATGGTGGTGGGAGTCAAATAGAATGATACCTATCAACATTTTCTTAGGTATTGAAATGATGCCGTTTAAGTATTGTATAATGACTATGAATAGTAAAGATGTTAAAGTTAGTATAGGTCCATGTGTTAATTTAAATAACTTAGCTGTAAAACGTATCAAACGTAAGTCAGTACAATTAGTTAGACGACCGCCTAGAGACTAACCATCTGTTCACATAACAAATTCATATGTACTACTACAGCTACAGCATATGATACAGCATGTGCTTTCTTAAAATAGTAACTACCGTCTGTAGGTTTTGTCCAAACGTGTTCCATTATATGCGACCATTGTTCCGTTGCCAGGTGTCTTTTTGCTGGGCGTATAATCGCTAGTGTTGCTGCTAATTGTTTTACCGAGGTAGGTTTCAATTGCCTCAATAGTTCTCCGTGCCCGTTGACATGAAATACTTTTTCGTTGAAGTCGTCGTGTTCCAAAAGTTGCCATATTGGTTCTCTTTCTATCAATTGTGTTAGGTGCTGTTCATCCTCAACTTCTTTGTATATACTTACGTTGAGAAAATCTAGTTTAAAGTAGCCGCGTTCTTCAGCAGTCTTATGTTCGATTGTTGATAAATTATCGACAGGATTGTGTGGTATTTCGTTAGCATACACACCAGTGTTATGCTTCTTACCGTTATCTAGTTTTGCAACTCTATGCTTGAGTTGATTTAGTATAATAGATCTATCTGCAAAGTCTATGTCAATATCAGGCATCTAGTGATCCTTCATGCCAAGATGTTATTGTGTCTACCATTACGTCTCTTATTGCGTTTTTATCAAGTGCGTATACTACTATACTTTTACTTTGAGAATTAATATTTTCAAGACTAAATGAGTTTACCCCCATAAGATCTTTTTTTAATGTGCATGGCATAACACGTATTTCGCCTGTATTAATTTTTTCAAAAGTAATTGTTGCTACACCCTGTTGTAATGTCCTAATTAACTTTTCAAGATCTTGCATTAGATTCCTCGTATAATTTTTTGTACTTAGCTGATTTCTTCTTTGCCATATCCCATTTAAGTTTACTACAACGATCTTTCATTGTAATACCTAGCAAGTGGTCAAGTTCATGTAAGTAACATTTAGCACTATAACCATCAATTTTTACAGTACATTTTTCTAAATTCTCATCATAAAATTCTGCAAGTATTTCTTTTGGCCTAGCTATCTTAACGTACATATGCGGAAAGCTTAAACATCCTTCTAAATCTAAAACAGTTTCTTCAGTGTACTCTAATACCGTAGGATTGATACAAATATTTGTATTGTCTGGCTTATCTCCCATAACAAATACTTGCTGATCTATACCAACTTGATTTGCACTAAGTCCAATACCGTTACTAGACAACATTAGTTCTTCCATTTCTTTGCGTAATTCTTTAGGATCAAAACTAGGATTATCTAAATCAACAGGTTGGACTTTTCTTTCTAAAAATTCATTTGGGTGATATATTAATTTCATAATTTTCCTTCGTCTCTTAATTTTTTCCTTAGCTTTGTAGCACTTATGTTATGTACCTCTTCACCTAAGTTATGTTCTGTAAACGTATATCCTACTCCGCGGCCATAACTAATGTCTACTATATTAGGTACTATTATTATAACATACTCTTGATCATAAGTAAAGCCTTCATTTAATAATTCTTGTTTGATATTTTCTACAACTTGATCATAATGAAACGGGTTATCTGTGTTACCCATTCCTGCGTCAGCACCTTGCACATCACGTATCATTATACATACTTGTCCAATTTCTGCTAAAGATTTTTTAAATAATTCAGTATGTCCTCTGTGCCACGGTTGCCATCTACCTAGCATTTGTGCAGTAGGTTTTTTAGAATCAAACATTATTCTTTTCCTTCCATCTATTAATTACAGGAACTAATTGTGCATGAGTATCGTTAAACCATTCGCTAACATGATAGTCACAACTTAAAGGCGCTTGGAACATACGGTTAGTATCTTCGAAACGCCCCTCAGTAATTGTATCCGTCCATACTGTATAGTCTGCATTAAATTCTATACGTGCTTCTTCAGTAGGACAAACAAAATCTGCTACTGCAACTTTACCTGCTTTAACAACACCGTCTGCTAAAAATTTCATACGCATTGCTTGTCTTATACGACCTTCTGGAGTAAAATCCCAATCATTATACTCCTTACGTATTACATCTGCATTAAGCCAAACTCCTTCGACTAGTTCAGCAAATGGTTTTGCTAGTGTTGACTTACCACTTCCTGGTAAGCCAAATATTAATATTTTCATAGTTTACTCTCCTTTGCAACATCCTTTACTAATTGTACATCTGCTGTCTGACGTTTGAAACGCACTGCCCAATGTTCAGGATTTATCATAGGATATACAATTTGTAATTGTTCATCATTTAACTTGCTTAACATTTCCTTTCCGCTAGTGCAATTTAATATTAACCAAGGACTAATTTTTCCATCTTTAATATGCCATACTGCTCTATTCAAACTTACATGTTGGAAATAATGATTCCAAGGTGCTTGTTCTTGTTCATCAGCCCATTCCATCATAGTCATTATACTACGTTCTAGTGCAGTTTCAACACCTTCTTTCTTAATTAAGTTTATAGCATACTGCTCATACATTTCTTCTCTGCACCAATGATCAAGTTTAACACCACTAGTTACTACATAATCAATATATTTTTCTGGATACAATGGTTTTACATTACTAACAAAGCTACCAAACTTTACAAATGCATTATAGTATGGACTCTTATCAAAGTCATCATGTGTCTTATCTTTTTTAGAACCTGCACTTAATTTATAAAACTTATTAAATGCAATTAATCCCAATTGTACACGTTTTTCTTTGCGTTGCAAAAAGCGCCTCTTTGGTTGACACATATGCACAGCTAGCGTTTTCTCACGGGTGTATCCTGAACCACAGTATTCGCATACATATGGTTTTTCAGAGTTTGACATTTTCAATACCGTGTTCTTCTGCAAGTTGTTTAAGTTCTTTTTTTGTAGATATTCTAGCAAGTAGTTCGACCTCATCTATCTTCATGTTTGGGTAAATATCTTGTAATAGTTTTTCGCTTTTACTATTATTACTAGTTTTCTTTTTAAATCCAATCCATTTATGCCCTTTAATTGATGATGTATCATTGTGAGTAGCACACATTAACTGCCATTGTAGTTGTGGATGCTTTGCTCCTAACACATTCCAATCCTTGTTGTATATTTCGTTTGTCATAAAAATAGCATGCTCTTGGGCGTCTCGGCTTCCTTCAACAGAACTTATCCATCTATTCAATAACCAGAGACTAATACTTTTACGTTGCTCGTCATCTAGTTCTTTCCAAAGACTTTTGCTGTTTGTATCAATGCCCGCAAGTTGTTCTGCTAGTGGGAGTTTTTGCTGTGCCATTCTTCTAAATCCTGTGGTGTGTTTATTTCCATACCCTTATATTGTACACTCAAAACTCCTACTTGCCAACCGTTTTTTAACCATCGGAGTTGTTCTAATTTTTCTACTTCTTCTTCTTGGGTAACTTCTAGATTACTATACATTTCTAATGGATTACGCTTGTATCCATATACGCCTAAGTGCCAGTCGCCATAACCAGTTAAGCCTCTTCCAAACCATAGTGCTTGGTCGCCTGCACGTACCATTTTTACTGAGCTAGGATCCATTTGCTTATCTTCAGGCATTTGTGTAAACACTGAAGTAACTGGATAATGTTTTAGATGCCAAATACATTTATCTATAATATCAACAGTAACATCAGGCATATCACCTTGTACATTAACAAACTGTCCATACTGATCAAACCTACTATCTCTTAATACACCTGCACATCTTTCAGTACCGTTTTCATAAGGATCGTCATGTGTAACTACATTACCTTCAGGAAATAAACTAGCAATACGCTTGCTATCTGTAAGCACAAAGGTGTCTAAGCCCGCCTCTAAGCAACGATCGTATACTCTACGTATCATCGGTACACCATTGAGTAATTTAAGCGGCTTTTCGGGGAAGCGTGTTGACGCTAACCTAGCGGGTATTAGTATAGCTGTACTCATGTATCTCTCCTACTACTCTATCAAAGTCCTCTAGCTTTAGCATATTAGGACCATCACTGGGTGCATTGTCTGGGTCTGGGTGTACTTCTATAAAGAAATTCCTAATCCCCAAAGCACTACCTGCCCTACATAAGCCAGGAACGTAATCGCGATTGCCGCCGCTACTGCCTCCGTTACCACCTGGCTTCTGTACTGAGTGGGTGGCATCAAGAACCACAGGGGTATTATAATTACTAAGCATGTAGTCCAAACCAGTAAAGTCAACAACAAGGGTATTGTATCCAAAACTTGTTCCTCTCTCTGTTATCCAAACTTCTCTGGCACCACCTGTCTTTGATAGTATACCATTCATGTCCCAGGGTGCAAGGAACTGGCCTTTCTTAATGTTTACAATCTTATCTGTAGCACAAGCTGCTTGTAGTAAATCTGTTTGTCTGCAAAGGAATGCAGGTATCTGTAGTACGTCTACAGCGTGGTTGTAGTAGTTTGTTATGTCTTTAATTTGTTCTACTGTATGAACGTCTGTAAGCGTCTTAGAGCCCACTATACTACGTATCTCTTGGAAGTCATGTAGTGTTGTATCGAAGCCTACTCCACGTTTGCCACCTAAACTACTTCTATTGGCTTTATCAAAACTTGCTTTAAAAATATATTCTGCATTATACTTACTACATACATCTTTACAATGCTGTGCAATTTCTAAACTTTGTTCTAAACTTTCG